GATGCTAATTTTTTAGCATTACAGCAGTCTATTACTTTAAACATTCCTCTAGGGTTTATAATGGAGTTAGATCCTTTTGCACATAATAATCAGGGGGAGCTTATTTTAGATACTAATGCCGCCGCCGCTCATATAAATCTTTTTAATAGTATGGGTAATTCAAATCTTTCTATAGGCAGTTCGTCCGGCAGTATAGCGTTAAACAATACTGTTGTGATTGATAAGCAGTATCAAGATGGAGAACATCCGTTTGTTATTAATTTTCAAGGTGAGGAGGTTTTTTCTGTTAGTAAAGATGGAGACGCAGTGACTGTTGGTAAAATGGTAGCAAATATGTTAGTTCTAACAACACATGAATCCCCTCCAAGTGTAATACAGGGCGGTATTTTTACAGACGGTGACGAGTATTATGTGGGCCTAGAGGCTTAATAAATGGTGCTATAATTTAAGTAGCAATTAACACTTTAATAAGGAGTATATAAAATGCCAATTAAAGATTCTATAGTAGCAGGAGCTACCGACGCAAAAAAAGCTAGAAAGAATGCATTAGGATTAACACAGACAGATCTTACTTTTATTCTACAAGCAATAAGAGATTCTAAAATTCCAGGTACAGACTTACAGCAAGCTATTATTACTATAGGTAGAATACAGCAGATATGGGAACAATTTGAAAGCGCAAAGAATAAGAAATCGCCGCTGTTAGTTGATACAAGTACAGAGGATCCTAGCGAGGCGCAAGACGAGAAATAGTGTGTCTTCTCGTCTTTTTAACACTACCTCGATAGAGGATCTACAAGCATCTATTAGAGGGGATTTTCTTAGTTATGCTTCCTTTAAATCTTTATTTTCTAAGATTCCAGAGATAGACGACTTTACTCATAAAGGGGACTTATACCAGAGCGATAAGATAAAAGAGATAGAATCAGTTCTGGCTGGACATTTTTCTACAAGGCTTGATAAGGGTGAAATAATAGCTATAGCGGCTGTGCAAGTCGGGTTAGCTTATCCTGTAATTTATTTGGAATACCCCATGTCTTCTTCAAAAGTACCCAAAGCTTTAAAACTACTTCTTACTGATCCAGAAATAAATCCCATTAATGTGGATAATCCTGAATTATTTATAAAGTTAGTTAAATGTCCTAATTCCCCAACTCCTTACCATATAGGGCTATTTAATAAAGACATAGTTATACAGTCCTCTAATCGTGAATCCTTTACAATTTCCGCAGATTCAGCACTGTTTGGCGATAGGGGCCAATTGTCTGCCGCTATACAAAGAGCCGGTTGGGCTAATCAAGGTTATATTCCAGGCGACCGAAGTGAAGTACCTATGAATTATTACAGGATATGTGAGCTTATAGGTCTGAATTCTGAATTTCGTGATAATTTTAACTGCTATATACATAGAGATGAGATAGCGTATATTCTTGAAAAATTAGAGAGAGTAAGAACCACTGACACGAATAGAGAGGAAACCAATTTATTTAAGTATAATTTAATTTCTTTATTAGCCGTTGGTAGCCAGAAGTCATGGCTAAAAGTACCTGCAATAAATTTATTTGAAAAAGGAAATAAATTGTTTTTGAATTAGTAATAAAAGTCCCTATATTTAGGGTACATAAATAGAGGTAAATATGAGCTTTAAAGTAGAACCAAAAGCAGATAGAATAGTTATTAAAGTAGATACTGTAGAGACGACTACCGAGTCTGGAATTATCATTCCAGATAGTGCTCAAGACAGGTCACATACGGCTGAAGTTGTAGCAATTGGTCCAGGAGTGTTTAGTACTTATACAGGAAAACGTCGAGAAATTGATGTATCTGTAGGAGATCGTATCATGTTCTCTAAGTATACTGGAACAAAGGTAGAGGTAGATGACGTTGAGTATCTAATTATTAGAGAACAAGATGTAGTGGCAACTATGAGGTCGTAATGCCGCGTTTTGTTTGGACTTCTTCTAAAATAATAAAAGACATTCTTCAATATCCTCCTGACAAAAGATATTCCACTCATGTAAAAAAAGAAGATGGAGCTTTATGGAAAGCAGCTCAACGTCATTTTGGATCTTGGGGTGCGGCTATAGAAGCTTGTGGTTTGGATTATTCACAGATAATTAAGTGGGGTCCTAGGGTTGCACCAAATAGCGGGTCTGGAGGAAACTGTACGTATCCAAGCTGTACAACTAAGCACCATGCAAATGGTATGTGTCAAACTCATGACAATATGTTTAGACATCGAGCTCGTAAGGGCAAGATAAAAGGAAGACATAACTAAAATGATAGTGTTAGATCGCTATAGTGATGGCTCTTTTATGCCCATATACTATGAAAGGAAGAAGCTCTTTACATATTTGTCACAACAAGTAAAAAGCTTGAATCATTTAGATGATTTGTCAAATTTTCATGTTGAATGGGGAATGTCCAGCGAATTAGAGGTACCAAAAGGAGTCAAGGTTAGCAGGTTTGTTAGAAATAGATTAAATGTTATTCCAAGTGAAGCGTGTTCCTTAATTATGATACCTTGTGTATTACTTCAGATTAGTACCGACATACGTAACTTAGGGGTTCATGATATTATATTTAAGGAAATAATAACCTATTATTCTAGTCTAGAGCGTAGGCTTTTAAGATTAATGGAGAAGAGTAAAGAATGTCGTATTTAAGAAGAGATAGGCTAGCTAGGGCCATTAAACCTAAAACAGGAGATCATCCTATAGCAGGAGAAGATGTTCAGCATCCATTAAATACCTCAGAAGAGGTAGATTATACTACGTTGCATGCTATTGAAAGTATTTATGATGATGAGGTGATGATGCACATGATGGAAGAAACTGAGGATAATTTACAAAAATTAGAGGACATTGTTGATCAAAGGTTGGATAATTTTCAGGTGTTACTTGATCCTGATAACAACATGCCGCTAGTTAGGGCAGTTTCTACCCTATGCTATGGAGAGCTTTCTCTAGTACTTGATGCTAATTGTGTTAAGAAAGCTGTAGACATTGCACAAGATGGAGCTTATCACATACAAGGATTTGACTTTGTTTCTGCTGTTTTAGGGTTACACGGTGGCTCAGAGGATATGCCAAATGCTCCAGAGACAGTTCCTTTTGCAGATTGCGACGAAATGCAAAGTTTATCAAATGTTCCTAGTCCAGGAGATCCCTCTTATATTGTAAAACCTATTGATCAAATTAACATGGATAAAGAACAAACAAAATGGCTTGATATATTTGCAAAGCTATGGAGAATTATTAAGTATTTTCCTGGGATGGATATTAAGAGTTTTTTAAAGAAGATTAGAAACAAATGGACTAAAGGACCTGTGAATAAGGCCATAAGGTGGGTAGAGTGTAACATGATAAACCCAGCCTGGTTTTTGTTATCAGGAGAGGCGAGAAGTTGCAAGGAAGAAGAGGCTGCGATGGATCCTCCTGATTCAGACGATGATATGCTTCAATTTGATGCTGAAGACTTAGACGGGACTGGTTTTGATTGTATCGAGTCTGCTATGGTGGTTTTAGCATATTTGCAGAATTCACATTCTAAAAATGCCGATATAAAGTTATTAGCAGAAACTAGAGAGGAGAGAGATTCTCATGAAGCTTTAAAATTTGGAACTGTTGTAAATAATATAAAGAACAAAGATAGGTTTTCTGAGAGAATAGAAAAGCTTTATGATAAAAGCAAAGGTATACCTCGTTATAAAAAAAGGTATTATGATCACAAAGATACGTTTAAATCAGCTGGAACAAAAGCAGTACTGGACCAAATTAGATAATTATGAGTGACACCTACACATATAGAAGAGAAGTGTGCTTATCAGAATACAAAGTACAATGGTCAGATCAGAAAATAAGTGTGGATTGTATGTGTGGAGAAAAAGAGATAGAAATATTTTCTGAGTCATATACTTATTGCTCAAAGTGTGGGAGGAGATATGCGATTATGGAGATAGTGCAAGTTGAAGTTCCTGTCGATACAGTGGAATCGGAAACAATCGACATAGAGTCTGATGATATGGGTATTTTAGAATATATGGAAAAACGAGAAATTGGAGAAAAGTCATGGGGTGGTTAGCTGATAAAGTACGTAAGAAATTGTCTAAAGTAAAAGGCAAGAAGATTCAAATTAAGTTCAAAAGCTCTCCTTTTAAGGATATTACTTTTCTATCAGCTTCAGCTACTGAACAGGAACTTAGTGCTCATGTAAATTCGAGGATAAATGATTTAGTATCAAAAGCGGGAGGACCTGATAAGTTTTCGGAAACTGACTTTACTATTATGTTTATAGATAAACTAGATCAGCATAATATGGTTCAAGAGCATGAGTTGCAAGATAATGAAGGTGATTGGGAGACAAAAACTGTTTCTATGAATTTAAAGGAAGGGGTGTCCCTTTCCACTAGCCAGTATTATATGATAATCATTGAATACACAGTCATGAAGGAAAAAGCATGAATAGATTAATTTATTTGACAGAAGATATAATGCCCGCGTCCCACTCAGAGATGGGACCAGGAGATCCGTTGATAAAAAGAGTAGCAGATGATGTAATTTTTCTTAATTTAATAGCTCCTGGTGCTCCTATTCATGTTCTGATAGACACAGATGGTGGACACTTGAAAACTGCTCTTGCTCTATATGACATTTTTTCAAGTAGTGTTAGTCCTATTTATACATACGGGTTGTCCGAAGTTAGCTCTGCGGGAGTATTAATTTATAGTGTAGGAGCTAAGAGATATGCTTTTCCAAATACACAATTTATGACTCATCCAGGAGTTTTGCAGATGACTGCAAATGAGCACGAGTATAAAGCTACATCAGAATACTTAACGCAACAAGCAGATCTATCTAAAAAATTAACAAAGAAAGTTTTAAAAATAGGCAAAAAGAAGTACGATGAATTATATGCTAAGACTACTTATTTTGGAGTAGATTTTGCTAAAAAGATTAAGTTAGTTACAGATGTTATTAGGACTCTTCCTGCGGGTCTAGTTAGTGGGGCTATGGAGTATGAAGTAGAGGCGATTCCAGTAAAAATGGTGCCTGATGAATAAGCACATTGTTATCACTATAGGTATATTACTTGTTGCTAATGTTGTGGTATGGTTCCAATTGAATGGACAGTTGAAATGGGATTGGTGGAAGGAGCATGTATGGGTAGTGTGTCTGATGGGCATTCCTATTAGCTATGCTTTTTATAAAGCTACGGAGTACGGGTATTTAGGTTTTGGAGAGATATGGCCAATTAGATTATTAGGGTTTGCTACCGGTATGGTAACTTTTCCAATTATTACTTGGGTTGTGTTAGGAGAAGGAATTACAACAGCTACTGGGATTTCAATAGCATTGGCTGGAGTTATATTTTTATTACAAATTATTAAATAGGAGATTATTATGATTGCAGTAAAAACAATAGACGTGTTGCCAGTACCAGTAAGTGTACTGGCTAGAAACTTTTTTGAATCAGATGCTAATGAGCCTGAAATATATGAGGTAACTGCGTCAGAGTATGATAAATTGGCGTCTACGGATTCAGTGGTTACACAGCTGTTATATTGGAGACGTGAGCATAAGTTTTTTGCCGTGTTGGCGGGAGATGCTGAAAGGAAAGTAGCATCTACAACTATTATTCATACACCTTTTCAAAAGAAATGTTCTATTTTAGCATTTTATGAAGTGGATGAAGCAGATATTAGGCTATGGAAAAGAAAATATGGGACTAAAATGATGGATGATAACATTGTGGAAATGACGGAAGAAAATGTTTAAACCTAATAAAGATGTGGAGTTTATTAAGTTACGAATTAAGTTAGTAGATCTTTTGGAAGGCGGAGGCTTAGACGATCTTGTTGAAGAACATGAGGAACTATCAATGTTTTCTAGGATGTATAAGTTACGTGGACCGTCCTGCCCTTATTTAGTCGGTGTGTGTAAAGCCGTTAAGGTAATGAAGCCAGATTTATATAAGCAACTACAGACATTATGAGTAAAGAAACTGACATAACTAATAGGGAAGCTTTGTCTAAAGAAGCAAGTAAAGCTCTTGCAACTATTGAGTTAGGTACGTCTGTAACTCTTTCTGAGTTACCGGATCTGCCTGAGATACAAATGATACTAAAAGCGTATCCTGAAAAGATAAGGGACGATATTGAGCTTACCCGTGAACAGGTGGAGTTACTATTAACTAATGCTAAGGTATCTACGTTTGGTGTTAATAGAACCCTGCCGTTGGTTTGTAGAGCAGCAGAGTGTCAGTTTGCTGAAATATGTGTTTTTCAGAAGATGGGCATTGCTCCTGAAGGTGAGAGATGTCCAGATGAGGTATTATATCTTGACGCTATGGTGCCCAGACTAGTGCAGGACATGGGAGTGGATCTTGAGAACTATCTTGAAATTAGTATGGTTCAGGAGTATGCAGCCGCATTATTAGATGAAAGGAGAGCAAGAAATATGATAGCTATTGAAGGTGATGTTAAGGAAGTAGCTACAGGTATTGTTCAAGCTACTGGAACTATTTTGTATGCGGATCAAATGACACCATATGTAGAAATTAAAGAAAAAGCATCTAAAAAGTTATCCCAGTTACGTAAGGAGCTTTTGGCCACTCGGGAGCAGCGGGCGAAATATAAACTTACTGATGACAGAGATCCATCTACTAGGGCTTCTGAGATGAGAGAAAAATTTGAAATGCTAAAAGAAAGAGAAAAGGAAGATAGGTTTATACAAGAAAAAAATCTTGACGAAGCTTTTAAAGGAGATATAGAAAATGGGGATGATTAAACAAGCCACAAGTTCGTTGTCTTCCTTGTTAACTGGAGCAGCCAAAGCTCCAGGTAGACTGGGAGGTTCTTTATTTTGGGGAACAGGCGTAACAACGATTGGTACGGGCATGGCTGCTTTTTCATTGGGAGGATGGTTGCAATCCCCTGGTAGGTCCCAGAATATAACAGACTCTTCTCGTAATCCTTATAATACACATAACTTTAAAGAATCTGGTTTTTTTAGGCGTCAAGCGACTGTGGCGGCATTGGGTTTAACGAAGCCAGGTGCTGGTGGATTTAGTGGATCTCTAGATTCTTTGGCTTATTATAATGCAGGGCGAACCAAGGATTTTTTAGAATCTTCTATGCAGTTACGAGCACCAATAGCAGCTGGAGCTGCTGGTGGAGCCGGCATAGGAGCTGTAACTGGGTTGGCGGCCTCAGCATTCAGTAAGCTACCTATAGGCAAAACAGTTCCTTGGCTAGCTGCAATGGGCGCAGTGGCAGGAGGATATAATGCTAGAAAAGTTAGTTTACAGGTTGTAGAGGGGTTTAATGTTGCTAAAAAAAATTCAATAAATAGAAGAAGACTTAGTGCTAGAGCTAGTACTAGGGGGTCTGGATACAGACTTTGGACAAATGCTAATCGAATGGGTAAACCTGGCCATTTAGGAATGGACGGTAGTGTACCTTTTTCCATGCACGCTGCTAGGCGTAGGAGTACATTGTAATGGCTAAACGTTTATTTAATCCAGAAGCAACTTCGTCTTTAGGCGGAGTTTTACTAGGCGGAGCATACGCAGGAACACAAGAAGCAATCGGAGTTAATCCATTATCAGCTATACCAAGTCCGTGGATGGGCGCCTTATATGGAGGTTTTATATTTAATCCCTTTCATGCCGTGGGAGTAGTTGGTCAAAGCCTGGGATGGGGACAAGAGTTTTCTCAGGGAAAATGGCGTTATGCTAAAAGTAATTTGCTTGGAAAAGGGGGACAGATTGCGCCCGTTACCAAATTTAAATACAGCGGTATGCTGGGATGGAAGACAATGCTATTAGGAGTCCAGGATTCTTCAGGTATCTGGGCTAGAATGTCTATTGGTAATGTTGGACTTTCTGCTACACAATTGGTTGGACAAGCTCTTCAGAACATGGCTCCTGATTGGGAATCACCATTATTAAAGAGATTGACTAATGCAAGACAGCTTGGACTCGCCGGTATGATGAATGTTGCGGAACCTAGTGTAAAGACAGCTGGTGCTTTAAAGCACTCTTGGTTATATAAAATGGCAGGAGTAGATGTTACTCAGGCAAAGCTTGGAAGTTTATCTGGTTTAGGTATAAAAGGAAAGGGAGTTAAGGTTACTGATTCTCTAACTAAAAAAGGACTTCAAATAGCTTCTAAAACAGGAGGAGAACGTATTTTTGCTACAGCAGTTGGTGGTTTTTCGCTATATTCTTGGGTGAGCTTATTTTCTGAATTAACATCTTTTGGAGGTAGAGTATTAGCAGAAGGCGTAGGTGGAGCTGCGTCAAGATTATATTCGTGGTTAGATGAAGTTAGAAAGCCAGAATTTGGGAGAGGCAGAGTTCCTATAGCTATGGCTACACAAGGAGCAGCCACAGAAAGGCAAAGGGCGATTGCAGCAAGTTATAAAGCAAAGGTAGCGCCTACTAATAGATTATATGGTACAGAAGCTATGTATCATCATTCACGATAAGGAGAGTTTAGTGGTTATAGTTAAACCAAAAGGAAAAGAGAATTTTGAATCGCTGTTACGTAGGTTCAAAAGAAAAGTGGAGCAATCAGAAGTACTTGTAGAGCTTTACTATAGACAATATTTTAGAAAGCCATGTTTAAAACTAAAAGAGCCTAAGCCAAAGAAATGGAAAAAAAGGTAACTTTATCTAATAATCAGCTTCTTTTACTATCTAGTGGTGAGCTTATAGAGGCAAAATCGTCTAAACCCGGTATGTCCCTTCTTGCTTATGCTAATGGTTATAAGCCTGAGGAAATTATGAGTGTTAAAGAATCTTCTGGAAGTATAGTGGAGTTTATGAGCGGGCAAGGTAGAAGTATACAGTGTTCCGAAAATACATCTTTTGTTAAATGGCTTGCTGAGTCTCTATTAAACTATGTTGCTGTTGCAAGATACGTACCTATATTTGGGAAAGAGTCGTTGGATGAAATGGAGATTGATTGTTTAGTAGCATCTCTATTAGCCAATCAAGACAAACGTCCTAATCAACACATCACTCAAGGTATCCCATTATACCTGTCTAAGTTGAATAAAGAAACTCTTATAAAAGTTATAAAAAAACTACGTAAGCATAAATCAATAAAGCACTTAAGCAAACAAAGTAAAAATATTCTTATGATTCTCTTTGAACGTTTGGCTATTCCGTTTGATGGAAAATCTTATCGTACAGCTGCACATCCGACCGGAACTATTAAGTTTTTAATGAGGAATAAGAATAGAACTAATTATCTAAAACGTGAGAGCTTATTAAAGACTTCGGAATATACAGGAGATAATGTTACTTTAAGTTTTTATAATACTTGTGATACTATTTTGATTGGGAGTTTCTTATGTCAAGCCACTTAAAGGATGATGCTCTTATAGAGGCTCAGATTCTTTCTGATCCAGTTTATTTTGCTGAGATATTTTTAAGATCTCCGGCTGATCCAAAAGAACCTTTAGTTCTCAGAGAGTATCAAAAGAATATACTTAAAGATCCCGCACAAAAACGTATACTTAGAATGGGTAGACGTACTGGAAAAACAGTGACTTTAGCAATAGAAGCTATATGGAAAGCTTTTACGCACAGTAATCGAGAAGTTTTGATAGTTGCTGGGTATGACTCTCAGGTAGCTACTTTGTTTAATCTTATAAATAGGATGGTGTCAGATTCTGGAGACGTGAGATTGTCTGTTGCTAGAACCAGAATGAGGCCATACGAAATAGAATTTAAAAACGGTTCTATAATTATGGGGTATGTTGGTAATAATGCTGTTCGTGGTAAATGTTTACCGGGGAATAGTATGATTGTATTAGCAGGCGGCCAGGTCAAGGAAATGAAAAATATAATAGTGGGTGATGAGGTTCTTTCAGTAGAAACTGAAAAAGATACCGGGAAGGCAATAGTAGGAAAAGTGACAGCTATTCATGATAATGGAGTGAAAGATATTTATGCTATGACTACCACTAGTGAGAGGACTATACATTTAACGGATAACCATAAAGTTTTTATTATACATAAGGGTTGGGTTGAAGCAAAGGACGTTAAGACACAAGAGCATGAAGATACCAAAGCTGATTTTGTTTCTATAATACATCCTGATGGTAAATCCTATTGGTCAAGAGTAAAAACTTTTAAGAAAATAGGGAAGTCCAAGACCTTTGATTTAACTGTTGATGATTCTCATAATTTTGTTGCTTTTAATGAAAATCCAGATAGTAGCGGGTCAGTTGCGGTGGGAGTTAATGTTACCTCTGGACATACTATTTCTGGTTCTCATACAGGTGGATTTTTAGTTCATAATTCTGCAAATGATTTATATATTGATGAGGTAGATTCTATACCAAATGATCTACTCATTGAGGCAGTTATGCCGATAGCTACCACTTATAAACATACTACTATTACGGTATCTGGTACGCCTAGCGGAAAGAGGGAATATTTTTATCAAGTATCGCGAAATCTAGAGCAAATGAAATTTGCAGAACATCATTATCCATCCATGATGAGTCCTCAATGGTCAAATGACCTTGAGAAACAGATTAAGCTTGTAACCAACGAAGGACAGTTTGATCACGAGTATTTGGCAGAGTTCGGAAGTGCTGCAGAAGGCGTGTTTAAGAACGAATATATTGACAAAAATCTATTTGTTTATAGTTATGCTAGTTTATCATATAACCCTGAAAATTATTATATTCTTGGAGTAGATTGGAATGAATCTATGCACGGGGTTCAGGCTGTTATTTTAGAATACATGACTACTCCAGAGGACCTACTTCCATATAATGATGGATTATGGAAAATTGCAGCAGGTCAGACTATTAATAAAGTACAAGTATCAAATCGTTTACGAGTGTACTATGCTGATAGTATAGACCCTAAAAGCTACACTAATGTTGGTTCTGTTGAATTTATAATAAAATTAATGAAGAAAATTCCCTTTGCATTATTGTCGTTCGATAGAGGGCATGGTGAAGCAAATTTTGAACTTTTAAGGCTTTCCCTAGAACGAGGAACGGGACCTATGGGGACTAGTTGCTTAGGAATGAAACATTTTTTGCCTCATATGATGTCTGTTGATATGGGTGGATCAACTGAGGTTATAGACAAAGTTACTGGTGTTGCCACGAAAGCATTGACAAAGAATGTTATGGTAAAGAATGCTCAGATGCTTAACGAAAATGAGTTGTTTGTTATACCGGCTGTTGACTTAAAAAGTAATCCAGTAGAATTGGATGAAATGAATTTAATAGGTCAGATGAGAGGGTATGTTGTTGCTAAGTATGGAAAGCATGGAGAAGTTTATGAATCTACAGTGAGGGACGGGTTAGATCATAGATTGGATGCATTTATGCTAGCAGTATATGCATATACAATGAATACTTCAGAATTTTTTAAAAGAGACTCAGATCTGGCCATGGAGGTAGCGGAAGGACTTGAGCCTGTTTCTTACATTATACCAGGGTGGAGATCACGGTTTAAAGAACAGATAGCACCAACGGTTCGGTATGAAGCAGCAGGTATTGTGTATGATCATGGAAATTTTGGTGGCGTTGGAGAACCTCCAGAGTATGAGATGAATCGTGATGGAGGTTTAAATAAGGTAGAGGCAGCACAGCTTGGACGTCCATCAAAATTTAAACATACTCCCAGATCACAAACTAAAACACGTAGGAGACGCTTTTAAATGGGTAAAGAGGATAGCACGTCAGGGAGTTATAATGCTGACCTTAGTGATGTAGCTCAAGCGTCTCTGGATTCGATGTGGGAGACCTTGCAGTCAAAGGGGCAGGATAGGATCGATGCGTTACGTAGCGCAGAAGGTGCAGGAAAATCTATACCTAAATTCCCTGAAGTTCCTAAATGGAATTATTTGGATGGTCTTATAGCTGACGCACAAAAAAGCATAGACTCTATTGATACTAATCCAAGGATACAAATAGCTAGAAATACTAGCTATGTAACTATGGAGTATGGCATTTTACGCAAGGCTGCTAAGTCTCGTAAGAGTAAGTTCACTTTTCCTTATCTTCCTTCAAAAGAGGGAGGGGCGTTTAGACTTGAAGCGGACGCTATGAAAAAGGCTGGTAAGACTTATACATCAGAATCTAATATGTTTATAGGGGTAACAAAAGCTAGCATGATTGCTGCAATTACAAATGATATTGATGTGCCGGCAAATCCAGGTAATCAAGTTGCTGCTTTTTCTATGGGGATAAAGAAAATATCATTTAATAGTGGCGAACTTACTGTACATTTATTTAATATGCCAGGCAAAGATACCCCCATCCCTAACTCAGATTTCTCAGCTTATATTCCTCTAAATCTTGATGATTCAAGATACGATGATAGACTTATAAGTTTAGGAAGATACACCGATCCTAAAAGCGCTAGTGCGGATACGCTTTGGACAAATATGAAAGATGCTTGGCAGTATGAAATTATGAATGGAGTTAGGGCAGGTTTCATGACTATGAGTAGGGACTTGCTAGCTGTAACACAGCAGGAAACCACACAGGCTACATTTTTTTGTTGTTTATTTTTTGAATTATTAAAAGGTATGCCAGAAATAGAAGAATATGTGAAGACGCATAACCTTGATCCAAATAATTTATCTCTAGTACAAATATGGGTATTAAAAGCAGAATTAACCCATAAAAAAAATATACGTAATTACTATCGTAAGAGACTAAAAAATTTACAAAAAAACGGATTAAAAGGGTGGGACTCTTTTCATGAGGATTTTCAAGATTATGATCATCCTCCTCCTGACTCTAGCTGGCTATCGGAAGATGATGCAGGATGGGAAGAATGGAAGAAGGGCAGAACAAGCGATGAACAGCTAGAAGATGTACTTGTCCGGGTTCAACGTAAGCTAGATAGAGTTAATCGCAGAATTGCGGCTATTCCACTTGAGATTAAGTATTATGAGGATAATCCAATGAGTATGCAGGACTTTTTGGATCAGCAAAAAGAGGAACTGCAAGCTATTAAAGAACTTCTGTTAGCAATTGTGGCTCTAACGACATCAAGTACTTTTGATTTTTCGTGGCCTAAATTTGGTTTTAATATTATGAAAATGAGTATGAATACTATCTATTTGATATTAATGACTATGTTAGACGAAATTCAGAGGTATATGATGGAAGAATCTCTAGAATTGTTGGCTGATAAAAAGAAGGATTGGGAAGAGGATTCCCAGAGATTAGCGAGCGAAAATGGTTATTGTTCAGATCCTAATCGAAGAACTCAAGGCGGAGGCACTACAGGTATGGACGCCTTCCTTAAAATTAAGTCTACGTTTGAGTTAGGAGAATGTATGGGGCCAACAGGAACTGCCATAGAAGCAGGGCAGACAGCCTTTAATGATGATGGTGATATTTGTAAAAATCAAGGTGGCGTTTGGATTACTCCTGAGAGTAGGTGTGAAGGCGCGGGATATGTTTGGAATTCTGGAACAAGTGGTGCTTCTGTTGTGGTAAACTGCTTACCATGGGAACAGATTTTGATGGTAGTTATAAACCAAATATTTGGAGATGAAGGTATATTTAAGCATCTAAGAGGGTATGTTGACCGGATAAAAAATGGTCTAGATATTAAAGGTAAGGCAAGAGCTGAAGAACTGGAGGACATATCAGCGGGAGCAACTAGTGATTGGTTAAAAAATATAGCCAAATATTTGAGAGGGGCTATTGAGCTTATTGACTATCTATTGGCTTTAAATATTTCAGCATTTGATATTTGTAATATGATTACACCAGGACAAACCATTAAACCAGGGTCTCTGGCTGATTATGAAATAGTTAATTGCCAATTACCAGATGGAGCTATAGAGAAAATGACCCGTATTGCGTGTAGTGAAGCAGGTGGAGCAGAGGTGTCTTTAATACAGTGTCAACTACTTGACGGTACTAGTCAAGAGATGACTCCTGAAGCTTGTGCTGCAATTGGTGGAATGATATTAGAGAGTCCACAAGATACCAGTGAAATAGTAATGGGAGTAACAGAAAATTTAGAAATAAACGCAGGAAGACCTTCTACCTTTTCAACAAGCGGAAAGCTTGACATAACTGGAATGGATCCTATAGGAATAATGGTGTTTCAAGATCCATCTGCTATTGCGGCTTTCTTCAATAAGGGACTGGGATTATCAGCACAAGAAGCTAGTGAAGCAGTGGTAGGGGCAAATAAAGGTGAGTGTATTAAAAATCTCACGAAGGATGAATTACAGAGTTTGAGACTAATTATGAATCAAGCAGGATTAGAGGTATAATATGGCAAAATTTAGATTTCCATTTTTCGGAAAAAAAGAGACAGTAGAAGAAAAGATAGAAGCTATTCTGGAGAGACGGAATATATCTACGTTGTCGCCTGGAGTTAAGACGGTAGATGCAAAGTCTCTTACTGTAGCTAACATTTTAAAGACTTTAAAGTCTAAAGTACTTACGGCAATTAATGGGGGATCTAGGGGTATATTTGTATCTCCAGAATGGGACTTTAGTAAGACTCAATTAGCGTTTACTAATGAAGCTATCTTTAGACGTGCTGTTGAAAAGTACGTTGAACAGATAAGAAAGCATGATTGGGAATTTATTGGAAATAACCCAAACACAGTTAAGTATATCCGTAAACGTTTTGATCAGATAGCAACCGTAACAAATAAACCCACCTCAGAATTTTTTGATGAATTTGCGTTTAATTTAGTATTATATTCTAATGCTCTAGTAGTAAAACGAAGAAACAGAAAGGCGTCTGGGGGAAAAACTAGAACCACCTTTGATGGGTATAAAAGAATACCAGTAGCAGGATATGAGTTAGTGGATCCATCTACGATACTAGTGGACAAAGACGAGTATGGTAATCCCAAGAAGTGGAGGCAGCTTCGTCATGGTACAATTCTTAACAAAGAAAATGGACCAAGTCTTTCGGAACTATTGGGTAATCCCTCTGCTTTTCCTGATAAATTTATTGAATGGCCCTCTTATAACATGATACATGTGAAGGATCGAGGGGCATCTCCGTCTACATACTTTTTTGCTATGCCTATGGCAACTCCTGTTATAGCGGACATGCAAGCTCTTAGGGAGTTAGAAGAACTTGTTTTACTTGAATCTATAAAAGTAGCTGTTCCAAAACTTCACGCAAAAGTAGGCAGTAAAGATATGCCAGGAACCCAGGAGCAAGTAAATGACCTTGGAGCTACTATTAGACATATAACTGGAGACGGGGTTCTTGTTACCACAGAACGAGTGGAGATAGCAGATATAGCTAAGGCGACTAGTGCTAATAATATTTTAACTGCGTCCATTGACTATTTTAGAGCAAGGGTATTGGCCGGTTTAGGAATGTCTGGTATTGCTATGGGAGAAGGAGACTCTGCAAATAGGTCTACTGCTCAAGTTTTGCAGTCAGAAATGCAAAGTACATCTGCAAAATTCCAACGAATTATTAAGAGGGGAATTGAATTTCATATAATCAGGGAACTATTATATGAGTCCGGGTACTCAGAGTTTACGCTTGATGAAGAAAATATGGTATATTTATCTATACCGGAAGTTGACCTTAGTGAAAAGATTCGTAGAGAAGCTCATTACTTGAATCTATACGTTCAGAATTCCGTTACAGAAGATGAACTAAGAAAAGAATTAGGTCGAGATATTATTGGAGATGCAGATAGAGATGGAATGTTTCTTAATTTGGTATCTATTCCTCTAGCAGACGCACAAGCTTCGGCACAGGCTGAGGGGGCCATTAAGAAAGCGAATTCTGTGGCAAGTCCTACTAATCAATATGGCAGTAAACCTAAACCTAGAATTTCCAGGGACGAATACTTAGATTTATGGGATAAGTGTTTGAAAAGTAAGACGAAGGTTCAGGTAGCAAAAGCTATCAAAGGGTCTAATCTTGACCCCTATGACATAACTATATTACAACTGATGGTGACCGATTACTTAGGGACTTACACCCTTAAAGAATCTGTCAAGCTTGTTTTTTCAGCGTTGGAAGAGAGGATAATATAGGGTGAAAGAAAAGCAATATACAGAATTTAGGTGCCCTCAGTGTTCTGCCCTACTGTATAAGTATGTAGATACAGAAGAACCTTATGCGGGAGAAGTAAAATGTTTGAAACGAGGGTGCGGATGTGTTGCCATTAGAGCAAACTGTGTCCCAGCTAATTTAGTTGAATTGAGGTGTCAGCATATAGATGAAAGAAAATCTGAGAAATGGGGATCTCCAACGGTGTGTAATAAATTGTTGGCTAAAATTATCCCAGGTAGTGATGTCGAGACCAAGTGCTCTCGCTGTAAACAGATCACGTATAGCTTAGAATTGTTTCCCGTGCTACTATCTGAAGACATATATGAAAAGAATGAGTAAGATTACTAATATTTTTACAGACGAACAAAAAACCGAAGTTTCGGATTACACTTTTCCGTCCGCAGACAATAGGCCTAAAAAACTTTTAGTTACAGTAGACGCATCACATGCTGGGTATAAAAATAAGAACGGTTTCTGGTATGACCCTAAGTCTATGAAATATGCTGTTGGACAAGATGCGTGGACTAAACCTTTTCCAAAACCATTTTTAAAAAATCATGATTTAGAAAGTGAACCTATAGGGCGAGTGCAAGCCGCTAGGTTTATTGATACTCAAGACGGAAAAGGATATACACAATTAGATATACAGGTTACAGATTCTGATGCGATTGAGAAAATCGTAGATGGTAGATATCTTACTGTTTCCACACATGGTGTTCCTATGGCATCTGCTGATCCCTCTTATAATTTTGTTCTTTGTTCAGTGTGTGATACTAATCTTAATACAGAGGAGTTTTGTGGGCACAGTAGAGGACACGTGTACGAAGATGATAACGGACAGGACGTTCAGTGCTTTTGGAGAGTAGGGGCGCTAGATTATAAAGAAGTTTCAATAGTAAATAATCCGGCGGATAATGATGGAGCTACTGCTGCACAGATCTCTGGAGTATCTATGCTAGATGGAGAGGATCCAATCCAATTAAGTGTAACAGATGACACAACTTCTAATAAAGGAATGTTAGTGTTTAGTGATTCTGCAGTGACGTACGCTGCTGATTTAGAATTTAAAGAAGCAGAAATAGCGAATCTAGTATTATGGGAATCTGTTGGACATGATAAACAACAATATATGGAAAACAAAGGTCTTTTGTTTAATTGTTGTGATGATTTAGAGGATGACTCTAAGGCAGGGTATCCACCAAATTGTAATAAAGGTTATTCAGCAAAGACTGTAAAGGGAACAAAAAAATGTGTGGCTACTTCTGGAAAATCTAAAGCGAAATCTGGAAAAGCTAAAACAAAAAATTATGATGCAAAACAAGATATACAGGCCCAAGAGGCTAGTATTGAAAATTTTCTCATTAAAGCTATAGAGAAGTTTGCTAATGAGTTTAACAATGAAGATAAGCATGAGGAAAATAAAATGAACTTAAAAGAAGAAACAACAAATAGATTGAAGAAAGTCTTGGAAGGTGCTAGTGATGAGAAAATAGAAGCGTTTAAGCTATTAATTTCTAGTAATGACACGGCTAATGATGAATTAAAAGCTGCGTTTCTGGGGGCTTTTGAGGGTACAGTTGAATCTGAAGAAACTATTGATTCTGAAGAAACAAAAGAAGTATCCCCTGAAGATCTAGCAGATGTGATGACTGTTGAAGGAGTTAAAGAATATCTAGAACTTATTAGACAGGAAGCACATGCGCAGGGTTATGAAGAAGCTTCTCTAGCATCGGCAATATCAGTTGATCCTGAGGACTTAACAGAATCTAAAGAAGCAGAAGAGTCTGCAGAAGAGGATTCAAAAGAGGACACAGAAGAGAAGACAAAAGAAGAGTCAGATGAAAAAGATGATTCTGAAGAAGACAAAGAAGAAAAAACTAAAGCAGATAACGCTCCGGATAATAAAAAAGAGGTTAGAGATATTCTGATCGATTCCATTGTGAAGCATGCATCTGCACTACGTAAACCAGAGATTGATTTGGAACGAGTTGAAGCTTCTCAAAAAGAGTATAAAGAAACTCTTGCAGAGAAGAGCGAAGAGGATTTAAAGGATTTATATAAAGAGTTATCTGAAGATATGATACACTCCTTTATGAATACTCCTTCCGAAAAGCTAAATGAAGGAACTCGTACGGATGATAAACCCTCTGGTGAAACAGAAAACACTGAACCAAAAACAGATGCTCAAAAGATAATGGCATCTTATTTTGGTAATAATTAATTAATAGGAGATTATAAAAAATGGCAAAAATTAACTTTAAGACTACAAGTAAAAGCCGTACCTTAAAAGCTACTCCCACTAAATACAGGGAGTCCGCAGGTCGGCCAAATATTAGTCAATCAGACGGTATACGTCCAGCGTTTCCACTCATGCCTTTCGGAGGTTTAAGTAATGGAACAGCTGCTTATATTGCTAAACCATATGAGGATATTTCTACTCAGGATAATATTGTTATTCCTAAGGGTAAGATTGTATCTGCAATAACACAGAACTCAACTATGGTAGCAGCTGGTGCGGATACCGCTACTGGTAGTAGCTATTATGGTGTTAGTAAAGGTGTTATGGGTTTAATTGTTCCTGCTAACGGTGGAACTGCTCGTGAGGTTAACAGTACTACTGCTGATGACATTGTGGCTAATATTCCAATTGGTGTTGCAGAACACGATGTGTACGAAGACCTTGGTTCACAGAACCTTAATTACGTGGCACGTAATAAGAATTGGGGCGTATTATGTCACCAGCTTATTAAGCTTCCCGTAATTGATGTCGTTGCATTTGATGCTTTTATGGCGCACATCGATGGTTTTCTTGATACATCAACTGGTGCCTCAGGTCCTGGCAATGCTGCTGCTGCTGACTTTATAGGCGGTTCAGCCGGTGTTGGTACCTTTTTGGCTGGAGCTACAGACGGGTATGCATCGGTTACTAACAAATGGTCATTCTTACATTCTTATGGACAAGCAGATGCAGGTGCACCTCTTATGTCTGATTGGTATGGTAATTGGATGGAAGCTAAAACAGATGGTTCTCAAGGTGCTCAAGTGGTTGGAAAACTTATGGGTGTTGATTATAGAATGAATAAAGATCTTTTGGATACTGTTCAATCTACATATGACGCTGCTGCTTTCCGTACCGCAGGTACAGGAACTTATGGTGTATCGCAGTTTGTTTATGATTTCGCATATGATTCTATTAATGCTGCATTAACTAAAGCTGGTGAAGAATGGGCCACTAAAGCAGACTTTACTGCAACTGCTGGTGCATTAGATGCTGGTACTGATGTTGCTAATATTATTAAAACAGCTACTGATGAAGGAGTATTTGGCGAAGCTTGGATACTTGTAAACGTATAATTAACCTAGGAGGGATTTAAAAATGGCAAAACTTAATTTTAAGCAGACTTCTAGATCACGTACTTTAAAGGGTGCGCCCGACAAGTATAAAGAATCCAGAGGAACGCAAAATATAAGTCAAAGTGATGGTATCAGACCTGCCTTTCCGTTAATGCCTTGGAAGTCATTACCGTTGGGCTTTGAAGATCTGAATACTGGCGACAATGTAGTTATCCCTAAGGGACGTATTGTTTCTGCACTAACACAAAACTCTCTTCTTATTGCAGAAGAGGGAGAAGCTGGAAGTGCTGTAACTGAACGCGAAATCTATGGTGTAGGCCGTGGTGTTATGGGCCTTATGGTTCCATCTAATGGAGGTAATGATAGACCGATTACCTCGGCAAAAGGTGGCCGTGATGGTGGTGAAGAGACTTACACAATAGTAGGTAACGTTCCAATAGGTATAGTAGAGCATGACGTATATCAAGACATACGTGGAGTTAACTTGAATTACCATATGCGAAACAAAAATTGGGGAATCTTAACCCAACAATTAATCAAAGTACTTTCAATAGA